AAGCATGGTACAGGCAACTCTCGGAACATCAGGGACACAGTTAGAAAGATATCATGCAATCCAGAAAAAATTAAGTCAGGAGTTCATGCAAGAGTTTCAAAATGGAAACATCAATATATCTGTGGCAAGGGAACTGACAGATCTGGATGAGAAACACCAGGATGAGGCCCTGGGGTTGTACAGAAAGAATGAAACAATTACGCTTCCAGAGGTTAAAACTTTGAAAGAAAAACAGGAAGTAGGACGTCAGATTCCTGGACAGCTGACACTTGATGAAGCAATTGGACGAAGAAGACCTCCGGAAGATGGAACGGTAATTGATGTTGACATTCAGATCGAACGATTCTTTGAAAGCTTAAAGAAATCAACAACAGAACGAATCCAAAAGCGGGATAAGAACATGTCCATTTATATGCTCAGCATTATATACAATGATGTGCGGATCAGAAATGGATATTTGAATTATCAGGGAAAATCAAATGGAATCCTGTTTAATCCTGGTAGTGGGGATGAAAAGTTGATTACATGGCAGCAGTTGGCTGAAACGCTGATAGAGAAGTATGGAAAGAAACAAAAAGCGGTGAAGCTTGCACCTATGCCAGAACCACAAAAAGAATGTCCATACTATGATGCAAACGAAGTATTTCTGCCGGACATAGCAAGGATGATAAATGCTTTCCTGGAAAATGCATATAAAGGCATGGGGCCAGGTAATACAAGGCGTTTCAGAGCAATGGGAACGGAATTCGCTGCAGTGCAAAGACCAAAGGAAGATGATTTCGTATTTTACGATGAACAGGGCGAAAAAGTCTGCTACGTATCAAGAGAACGCATGGCAGCAGAATATCAAAAAAGGATGGAACCGGAAGAACCCGTTATTAAAGAGTCAGATATGTCCGATTCGGACAAGTGCGAACGCTGCGCAAACGCAGCAGAAAACAAGAAAACAGAGGACAAAAAGCAGCAGATAATAGAACTGATACCGGAAGCCTGGCCACCGGAGCTTAAAGATATTCCGGTTCCATCAATGATTGTAATGGATGATATTCTGCAAGATGCCGAAGAAGATTTGAAAAACTATCTTTCAGTGGCTGATCAGGGGATTTCGGGAAGAACGATATTGAAATATCAGCTCATTGCCGGTGGACTCAGAATGATCAAGAATCTGGCGAGAGATTGTCTGGATGATGAAAATAAAGATGACGGAAAGAGCGTCATGGAGCAGTTGCCACTTCCGGTGATGAGAAATAATGATCAGAGAAAAGAATGGCTGAGAAATTATAAGGATTGGGGACTTTGGTATACAGATGAACATATTGGCGCCAGATACTACAAATATGATTTTGCAAATGGTGCAAGACTTATTGCAGAAGAATATGATCGGGACACTGTTCATAGCCAGTGGGTATCAGATTATACAGAATCATATTACATGCATTTGATCGGAGGACCTGAACCGGAAAGAAAATCAGGAATACCTAAATGGACACAGCATGGAAGATACAATAAATTCCCAAATAGTGAAAGCGAATTGGTTGAATTTTTAAAGGATGTACAGAGGGAAAGCAAATGAACAGAGCAGAGATGAGATGCCAGGCCAGGGAGCAGGAAAAAACTCAGCTCCCATTGAACAGCAACCTTACATTGGCACAGATTGCAGGAATGACCGGGCAGCAGGTTTCTATATTGCAAACGTATCTTAAGAGAAAAGAACAGGAAACGACAGAGAATGTTAAAGATGCAATAATCCGTGAAGCCCAGGAAAAACTGGAAAGAGCAGAAGACTATATAGCGATTATAAATATCTTGATTTCTCTGTATGCAATTAAGATGACCTGGGGATTTACCGAGGAAAATAAACGCTTCCTGGATAATTACAACGCCGCCAGGAATTATGTAGATCGCATTGGAGCAGCCAAAGCTTATGAAATTGCAAAGAAGGATATGGAAATAGACATTGAGTTCGAAGATCTGGAAAATTACAACATTTACAAAGAACTTGGATTTGACAGAGAGGCGGTGTGAGATGTGCTGCAGGAAATGAAGTTGGAGGATGCACTGAAAAAGTTTCTCCAAGGGAAGAAAGTACTGGTGATGTATGATGAAAGTCTAAAAAACGATGGCACTGAATTCACAGTAGAGGCTCTGGAAAAAATGTTGGAGAGAAACCGTTACCTGGTGGATGTGCCTG